ATATGAGGTTCATGCATACACAATTCGCGAATTGCGAGCCTTGAATTCATTTGCATTTGTGTAGATTTTGTTCCGTATTCTTGTTCACATCGGTCCCAATTCAATGGTTCCAACACTGAACACAGATCAAGTGGAGCTAACCACATTTTGAGTTCTTTATCAAGCACGAATTTTCGTTTGATGATAGAAATTTCATCTAGTGTTCTAAATTCAATTTCTCCACCATCTTTTGTCTCTGGTGTACAGTAATGACCGTAGTTCAGCATATGTTGAGACCATTTTGTAATATCTAAAATATTTACCAAACGTTCATCAAATGCTATAATACTGTCATCACCATAAATTGCGACATAAAATCGTGTGTGAAGATCCTCAATACATGCCTTTGCCTCAGGTGATTTGATCTCATTCAACATATCATACAAGCACAAGTAAGTAATGCCATAATTATACATAGTATTAATTATAGCGGTACCAGGATTTCCCGAAGGTTGTCCTCTTGCAATTTGTACGATAACATTTCCAAAAACCTGACGTGACGTTACAATATCTTGCCACAATGCGCGCGAAACAGGATCATTTCTTCTGTACTGTGTTTCAAGAACTTCAAAAATGATCCATAATAAATCTCTATTCAACGTTCCATCCCAATTGGTAAAATCAGTTGCAATGAATTGTTTAGATTTAGGGTGTGCTATTGATGTTAATTTCAATGCTAACACATCCCAATCCGATGAATAGGGATTTATACCGATGAGAGATGAATTAAAGACTTTATTTTCCATAATAGTCGCGAAGAAATCCAAGAAATATTGTCGAAACAACACAACATAATGTAGTGGTGCTGCGGCAAAAGCTCTTGATTTTCCAGCATCTACCTTTTCAATAGGCCTCAATTCATCTTTTGCTGTAGACACAAAATAACACTCTGGACGAATGTTATTTTGCGCTTTAGTCCTGTAATCGTCAATTTGTCTATTAAGGAATGGATGGTCGTAAATCCAATTAGTATCTTCGCCTAGGAACGCTGATTTTCCTTTCTTACCGCCAGTAAAACGGTTGAAAGGATAACCAGCACTCGAAGTACGATTGATACCAACAATATATTCACTACCCTCTATTCCACTTATAGATTCATTGTGCGTGAGTTGTCGTATTTTCCGGGGCGTCGCAAACTTGTGCATTAAACAACCACGAAATACTGCTTCTTTATCGCTCGAAACCGAAATTGAAGGCTCCATATATTTTTTCATTGCTTTATTTATA